TCACGGTTTTCACCACCGTCATTAAAGATTACACCATCTCCACCGTTAGAAAGCTCCATAGCTTCAACTACATTAGATGCACCGCCTGTATTAGAACCATCTGCATACTTAAAATGCAAACCTGTTCCTTGAGCAACCATATACCAATCTTTTGCTTGACCAGTATCGCTTAGTGCAATAGCAGGGTTTGTATTATCTTCTATAAACAACACAGCCTGTGCATTGGCGTATGAAACAGGTGTGGTAGTATGAATACCCACACCATCATACTGACCATGAACAAATAAAGTTGCGCTACTGTTGTTAGTCTCAATGCGGAAGTCCATGTCGGTTCCGCCTTCATTGAAAATGTTAGCAGCCTGTGACCCGCCAGCGGAACCTAAAATACGAAAAGCGTCTTGCAAAGATGATTCTGCCGTTGTGCCCCCCGTGTTAATTTGAAAACGCAAGTCACCATATGTAGAACCCGTGCGCAAACTCGCTATTTTAGCGCCAATATTGTCGTAGTTCACGAACAACATACCAGATTGACTGCTTGTTGTATTACTAGCATTCCTAACAGTAAGACCCCGCACATCAGATGTGCTGGTGCTATTTTGAAAAATTTGAAAAGCGGTAGAACCAAATGATGCCGTGTCACCTATGTGAACACGGTTATTCCCCGCATCAACAAACAGCGCATGGGTGTTACCGTCACTCTCAACGCGGAAGTCACGGTCTACACCACCCTCGTTTATTACTACACCAGTCGAGTCATTATATGTAGAAAGAAGATCAACTTGACTTACAGTGCTACCAGTGTTTGATCCTACCCCATATACTATTTTCATCCTACTACCAGAAGCAACAAAATAATAATCATTTGCCTGTCCAGTATCACTAAGACAAATTGAAGGGTTTGTATTATCCTCAATAAACAAAACTGCCTGTGCATTGGCGAAGCTAACAGGTGAGGTAGTATGAATCCCCACACCATCGTATTGACCATCTACAAATAAAGTTGCGCTGCTGTTGTCACTCTCAACGCGGAAGTCGGTGTCTCTGCCATCTTCGTTAAACACCACCAAGGAGTCGGTCATTGCCAACCTATTGGTGGCATTGGTAGCAAGCACCATTCGATCATCGTTATGGGTGTATTGAATCATTCCTCTGTAACGATCTTCACCCGCATTTCCATCCGCAAACATAATATAATTTGTTGAAGTTGTGTCTTGGATGTTTCTAATAGTTATACCACCATTTCCATCTGCGCCTACAACAAGATCATTTGCGTAATAGTTAATTGGATCAGATATGCCGATCCCCACGACATTATTTCCCGCATCCACAAACAGCGCATGGGTGTTCGTGTCACTCTCAACGCGGAAGTCACGGTCTGCGCCAGCTTCGTTGAACGTGGTTCCCGCACTTGCATCGTACACAAAAGATGCCGTGGTTCCGTCCGTGTCGTAGAAGGAGATGTCGCCTGTGCCACCATCTATTAACAATCTGTCTTTTGGCGTTCCTGTGGTTGATGTGCCGATTTTAACATCACCATCGCCTCTGCCATCTAACGATATGAAAGCACTAGGCTCATTTGTGTCTTGAATTTGTGGATTACCTGATGTGTCTAAATAACTATTAGCGCCAAGCCTTGTAATAGTTCCGCTACTGTCAGAATAATGACTAATGTTAAAATCTACATCTGTACTTGATCCTGTGAAAACAAGAGATGGATTGTTTGATGCGCTTGCAGATAAAACTGCCTTATTAGCCGTGACAGTGCCAAAGTCTACATTCTGTGTTGCGCCACTAAGTGCAACTGTACCTGTAGCATCAGGGAAAGTAATAGTACGATCTGCTGTCGGATTAGTAAATGTTACAGTAGACTCGTTACCATCAGCGCTTGAACCCTCAACGATAAACCCTGCGTCACTCAAGTACAAACCTGATACAGTAGGACTTGTAATTGTTTTATTGGTAAGCGTTTTAGTTGTACCTGCAAAGTACGTATCTAAAAGATCTACATCAAAGTAACCAATAGCTGAAGCAGAAGAGTCAAACACTGCAATGCCATCGTTGTTAGCAATAGCTGTACTTGTGTCAATCGTAATGGCAGACACATCAGCCACAGCATTAAGTTCAGCACCTGTAGCGTTAAGTCCTGTTACGTTATTAGAGATGGCACTTACAGCCTGGATGCGATTCTCTACAGCTAATGCAGTAGGTAACTCAGAGTTAGCAGAACCTGATCCTACGCTAGTTACAATATCCGTTACACTATCTGATCCATCTGAAAGTGTACCAAATGTAATTGTACCTGTAGTAGTAATAGCACTTGAGCCATTGTCAATAGAACCAAAGCCACTCGTAATGCTACCACTATTAAGAGTACCTACTGTAGTAACATTGCTAAGCGTATCTAACGCACTCTCAAAGTATGTCTCAAAGTCAGTCAATGCAACTTGCTTCATAGTGCCAGCGTCATTGACTACAACTCTGTCTGCATCTTCAAGTGTAGTAGATGTAGCAGATGTATCGCCATCCATAATGTTTAGTTCTGATATGGCAGTATTCATACCAGTCAAACCACTAGCGTTACCTGTCACCGTACCTGTTAGATTACCTTCAATGTTAGCTACAAGTGTACCTGTAGTAATTGTAAGGTTACCTGTATCTGAACCTGTAAATGTACCTGTACCAACTTTAAATTTATCTTCTGACTCATCAAACCCAATAAACGCATTATTACTATCGCCACGTTCAATAACAATACCTGCATCGTTTGAAGGTGTACCTGTTGTACCTGCACCTAATTCAATAAGAGCGTCTTCAATAACTGTGTTGGTTGTTGAGATAGTATTAGTGGAACCGTTAACAGTTAAATCACCTGTAACTGTCATACTTTGAGAAACAGTAACGTCACCATCAGAAGCTATACTAATAGCATTTGTATCTGAGGCAGAACCAATATTACCGCCATCAGATATTACTAAATTACCTGCGGTTATATCTCCTGTTGCAGTCAGGTTTCTGAAACTAGAAACATCTTTATTTCCATCTACCGTAACAGTTTTAGACGCAACAACTGTACCTACAGAAGAACCTGTATCATTATAGTTTAACTCTGTTGCAGTAGCTGTAACAAGCGTACCCGCTAGTTTTAAACCATTTGACGTATCGTGAGATGCTATATCAAAGTCATACGCACCGTCAGCAAATGTAGTGTTGCCTGTAATAGTTATAGAAGAACCATCTGCAGTAATACTGTCTAGTGCAATGTTACCGACATTGGTAATATTAGCATCGCCAAAAGAAGTAGCAGGTAGCACAGTAGTACCCGTTGCCGTAAAGTCAGCGACAGTTGTAGCACCTGTTACATCTAGCGTTGATGCAAAAGCAGTAGCTCCCGTAACATCTAACGTACCTGCAATTGCGGTATTACCTGTAGTATCTGCAACGGTAAACTTATTTGTATCTAATGTCAAACCACCGTTAAGTGCTGTAGCACCTGTGACAGTTAACGTAGAAGATAATGTAGTCGCACCTGTAACACCTAATGTACCACCCACTGTAGCGTTACCTGATGCATCCATAGTAGTAAAATCAGCAGCGGCGGCTGTGCTGCCACCAATAGTTACACCATCTAGCGTACCACCGTTTATATCTGCAGTGTCTGCTACAAGACTATCTATATTAGCTGTACCGTCAATGTATAAGTTACGCCACTGTGAAGCCGAAGAACCTAAGTCATGCGTATCATCAGCAGACGGTAAGATAGCAGAAGCAATGTCTGCAGTGAATGTAACGGTGTCAGATGCAGCATTACCAAGAGTAGTATTACCGTTTACTGAGAAGTTTGATGTAATGGTGGCAGATTCGTGAACTGCTAATGTATCAATGTAAGCAGTACCATCTAAGTATAGATCTTTGAACTCTACTGAAGATGTGCCTAAGTCGATGTCGTTATCTGTGACAGGAACAATAACACCATCTTGTATGCGTATCTGCTCAACAGCAGCAGCGCTTACCTCTACGAATACACCTACACGATTGTTTGTTGTATCAATTATTACTTTATTGAGAGCATCCAAGTCTGCAATAAGAGGGACGTATTCACCTTCACCTGAAGTACCATCGTGTTTATGACCACCAGATGCAGCAAAAGCATCACGGAGTGCGTTATACTCTGCGTTAATTGGGGCCGCACGAACTGTAGCGGTGGGGATGATGTCTGCTGTAGATTGTCTTACATAACCTGCCACGGTTTATCTCCTGTCTCCCAAGCCATATGTCATAGAAATAGCTTGTATTGTATGGCTTGCATTTTGATTGTCTGTAACGTAACTAATAGAAACAGACTTACCAGAACCAGATACATTAGTTAAAGCTTTAGGTGACGGGTTACCATCATATATATCACCTGAGCCATAGATAGCTGTACCATAAATAGCTGCTGCACCTTCGGTAGAGAAACTATAAGTAGTAGGGTTTAAAGAATACACATCATCATAATCATAGTATAAACCTACAAAGACTTCTGTGTTACCCTCTGATTTTAGATACGTATCTATCTTATAAACGATCTTACGTACTTCTGGGTCTTCCATATAAAAGTAAGGTGTTTGGTATAAACTAAATATGTTATTGCCTTCAAAGCTAGTACCACGCTCTTGTCTGTGTACTTTACCTGCACCATCTCCATGTATTACGTGCTCAAACTGACCAACGTAACCTGAAGCAACACAGTTGGCTTCAATACCAATAAGCTGACTGTATTCAAATATGCTTTGTTTATTTTGTGATTTACGAATAGCACCTAT